GCCCTACGACCCGGTCATCGACAGCATCGTGCTGATCGAGCAGTTCCGGGCCGGCTGCATGCGCCATCCGACCGGCGCCTGGCTCATCGAGGTGGTGGCCGGGCTCGTCGGGCCCGGCGAATGCGCCCTCGAGACCGCGCGCCGCGAGCTGGTCGAGGAGGCCGGGCTCGAGGCGCGACGGATCGAGAAGATCGCGACCTACGTCGCCTCGCCCGGGGCGGTGACCGAGCGCAGCACCTGCTTCATCGCCGAGGTCGACGCCAGCGGCGCCGGCGGCCTGCACGGCCTGGAGCACGAGGCGGAGGACATCAGGAGCTTCGTGGTCCCGCTCCAGACCGCGTTCGACTGGCTCGAGAACGGCCGGATCCTCGCCGCCAACACCATCATCCCGCTTCGCTGGCTGCAGGCCCACCACACGGAGCTGCGCCGCCGCTGGCTTGCGGAATCCGAAAAAATTGCCTAGCTCCTGGCCATTCCCCAAGCGATTGCACGAACCATGGCGATGCAGGCACGGATCTATCGACCGGCGAAGACCGCGGTCCAGTCGGGCCGGCGCAAGACCCACGAGTGGCTCGTCGAGTTCGAGCCGCGCTCGCGGGTCGAGGCCGACCGGCTGATCGGCTGGAACGGCTCGGACGACACGGCCCAGCAGGTGCGGCTGCGCTTTCCGACCAAGGATGCCGCCATCGCCTATTGCCGGCGCGAGAACCTGACCTTCCAGCTCTTCGAGCCGCATGTGCGCGTCGTCCAGCCCAAGTCCTACGCCGAGAACTTCATCCGCCGCACCTGAGCCCGGCCAGCCGTTTCCCCGAGACCACGGCCCTGCTATAAGCGCCGCCGGGCGCCCTTAGCTCAGCTGGATAGAGCAGCTGCCTTCTAAGCAGCAGGTCGCAGGTTCGAGTCCTGCAGGGCGCGCCAAAATCCGTTAAAACTCAGAGACTTGGACGGCAGCGGCGGATCGTTCCATGTCCGCCGTTTTTCGTGTCCGCGCAGTGTCCGCAGATCGGCCCGGACACAGCGAAGGGCCGGCACCCGAAGGCACCGGCCCCAAGCGTCAGAACCAGCGGCTCAGCCCGGACGCGATCACGAAGACGAGGATGGCGATGCCAAGAAGCCCGATGGCGATCGTGATCGGCCACTGGCTGGGCTCGCTCGGCGACCGGCGCCTCGGCTCTTCCGCCCGCCGTTCGCATTCGTCCTCGCAATCGTCGAGCCCGTCGAGATCGCCCACCGCCTGACGGATGGCCTCGGCTTCGCGGCGTTCGAGCTCATCCGCGTTGCCGGCCAGCTCGGCGATGTCATCCACCGTTTGCCGCAGGATCCGCAGCGCCAGGGCGAGGCGGCAGGACACCGGCTCGGCCATGATCAGATGCCGCGCGATGTCGAGGCGATCGATGATCCCGCCGGCCTGATCGATGCGCTTGGCTTGGGCGCGAGAAAAACTCGGGGTATGAGTCTCGGCAGCCTTCATGGTGCAACCTCACCGTGAGGGTTAGGGGCGGCGGCGGTGTTGGTAGCACCACGCCGTCCTGCCCCGCCGCGCGGGGCCATGGCACCATGCGCCGGGTGCCGCCGGATGTCACGCCGCTATTTCTCGCCGGCCGCCCTATCTGAGCAGCGCTGCAACACCCGCGGTCGGCGCGACGACGGGCCGCCTGCCCACGAAGGGCGACACCGTCGCGGCCCGGCCGGTGACGGCGCCGAGGATGCCCAGGGCCTCACGAAGGCGCTTGCGAGCCTCGCAGAGCGTGTCCGCGTGCGCGTCGTCGGGTAGGGCCGCCCATTCGTCCAGCGCGTCCTGAGCGAGCCTAAAGGCCGCCTCACGGGCCGGATCGCCGTCCTCGAGCCGAGGGCGGGTGACGACAACCATGTTGCTGCCCGGCCGCGCCTTGCCGGTGAGCGCCAGCTCGCGGTAGTCGGCCTGCCTCATGCGAGAGGCCCGCGATCGATGTCGTCGGCCCAGCCGACCAGGCTGAGCAGCTTCGCCACCTCGGCCGGCTCGAGGCCCGCTGCCTTGGCGCTCGCCATGGCTTCGACCATGCCGGAGAAGGCCCGCGCCTTGCCGCCGGCATCCCAGGCTTGCAGCGGCCTCATGACGTCGATCTTGACCGGGCCGCCGAGCTTGGCCGCGGCTTCCTCGGCGACCAGCTCGGCGATGGGCTGGAGGGTCCACCCGGCCAGGTGGCGCTGCGCCTCGCGAATGAGCGGTCCCGTCGCCGCCGGGTTGAGCAGCGCCGGCAACACCCCGAAGGCATGGCAGATCGAATCCCGGGCCGCCTGGTGCGTCTCGGCCGTCATCGAGCGGGAAAGGTCCGGGCTGATCGAGGATGGCCGCCAGTCCGCCGCCGGTGCCGGGCCGCCGGCCGCAGAGACGTTGACGCTTTCCCTGAGCACCACCTTGCCGCGCTGTCCTCGGAAGGATCGCCCGAGCGCCTGCAAGTCGGTTTCCGGTGCTTCCGGGAAGGGTACGATTTGGCTGCCAATCGGCGATTGCGCGAACACCTCGGCCAGAGCCGCTTCAACGGCGTGCAGCATCTCGCCGGTGAGCGATGCCCGCCGCAGCGGCGAGGAACCGAGCCAGGGTGCCGCCGGATCGCTGCCGATCCGCACATGCAGAACCTCGGCCGCCAGCGCCGTCGTGGTGGTGCCGCCGCCGGCCTCGGACAGGCTGAGCCGGTATGCGCTCGGGATGCCGTCCCTGGTCCGCAGATCCCAGTCCGAGCACGGCACCACCAGGTCGTCGCGGATCAGCCCGACGAACTCGCCCCGAAGGGCCAGGGATCGGCCCAGGATGGCCATGAGCGAGCGCGGCAGCATATCGGTGCCGCTCACGTCGGCCAGGGCCATGGCGCCTTCCCAGATCGATATGGCGCCCTGCACCGTCGCCGTGAGCTCGCCGAGCCCGCGCCGGCCGCTGATGTAGCTCTCGCGCGCCGCCATGATCTCGGCCGTGAAGCCCGAGCCGCTGGCCCGCTTCTCGATCTTCTGCCGGCGGAAGGGCCACCAGTTCATCGCAGCGCCCGCCATGGCCGTAGAAGATCAGCGGCCCCCGAGAGCACCATCGCCCGGGCTGCCCATGCGGAAGGTCGGCCCGTGCGGCTGTAATCGCCAAGCGTCGCGCTCGAGTAGCCGGCCATCGTGGAAGGCTCGGCCGCGATGCTGGCGAAGAACTCGGCCAGCCGTCGCGCCGCCTCGAGCACCACCGCCGGCGGATCGGTATCGTCGCCGAGCGTGCCGGTGAAGCGAAAGGACGTGTCGGCATCGAGCGCGAAGCCCAGCGGTGCCGCCATCTCGGCGAGGCTGGCCGATGCCCAGGTGCCGCCACCTGCCCAGCCCTCGACGGTGGCGATCGAGAGCGGTGCCAGCGGCGGCAGGAAGGCGCCCGGGCCCTCGACGATCATCACCACCGGACGGGCGGGCCAGCGATGGCTGATCCAGGCCTCGAGGCGCTGCCAGGTGGCCGCGACATCGGCAACGGTGCCGGTGAAGCCCGGAATGGCGGGCCAGCTCGCCGGTTGCCCCTCGGTGATCGAGAGCACGGTCGCCCGGGTCATCGCCGCCACCGCCGCATGGCCGCGAGCGGGCTCGGCACGGCCGGCCGTCCAGGAGTCCAGCACCGGGCCTCGACCTGAGCCTCGTCGTATGCCGGCCGGGTCACGATGCTCAGCTCGAAGAGCAAGGCCTGCAAGATCGTGCGGATCAGGGCGCCGTGCATTCCGGCCTCTGGCCGCATGGGCTCTTCCTCGACAACCTCGGCCTGGTCGCGCGGAACGGCCCTCTCGGGCGGCAGGCGGAACCCGGGCGAGAGCCCGACAGCTAGCCCGGCAGCGATCAGCGCCAGGGCGTCCCGGCCGAAGCTCGTCTCGGCAATCGCCTGGCTGATCGTCGCCTCAAACGTCAGGGCCTCATCGCCGTCCGTGAGCCGCAGGGTGCCGGTGCCGCGGGACGCCAAAGGCCGGCTGAAGTCGTGGCCCGATAAAAGCCTGATTTCCGCCTCAGGATCGTCGACCCGGTACGCGAAGGCCCGCGGCGCGAACTGCTCTTTCCGAGGTCTGCCGTTCCGCCCGCCGTCGCTGAGCACGGCCAGCCGGTTGTAGGGAAACCGGCCGGCGAGCCGGGTTGAGCCGTCGGCCTGGCGCCGCAGCTCGAGCCCGGTTTCGCTGGCCCCGAAGAGGATCATGGCCCTCGCCTCAGGTGGCCACGAACCGCTTGATGTTGGTGAGCACCTCGAGCTGCGCCGAGCGGGAAATCGTCACGTCCATGGTCGCCAGGGCGGTGACCCTGAGCCCGCCGGACTGGGCATCGCTGTAGGGATCGCGGATCAAATCGATCGCGCCCCACAGCCCCACGAAGATCGGCGCCACGCCGCCGGCAGTCGTCGTGAGCAGCGCCGAAGTCGCCAAGGGATCGCCCGCCGGTGCGGCGAGCGCGTTGGTGCTCAGAGTGATGTTGCCCGCGCCCATCGCGGCAACAACTCGATCCATTTCCCAAATCGGATACCCGTCGCCGGCCCGAAACGTGTCGAGATCATCCCAAACTTCCGGCCTGAACATTGCTCGGACTTGCGTCGGTGCCGAAACTGCATTGCTCAACATGAACCGGACAACGGCCTTGCGGAAGATCGCCCACGAGGGCTCGGCGCCGACGCTCGTCTCGGCGATCCCGTAGGCGCTGGCCTTGCTGATCACGCCGCTCGGCTCGCCCGAGGCACCGGCGCCGAGGAAGATCGCCTTGTCGATCGCCTGCTGCATCGCGCCGGCCATGTCCCGGCGAACCGCTTGCTCGAGGCTGGCGCCGGACTGCTTGAGGGCCTTCCTCGTGAGCTTCATCTGCACGCCGAGGGTGTTGTCCGGCTTCAGCGGCCGATCCGTCGTCGCGTAGGCGCTCGGCCCGCCGACATTGCCGGTTTCCGTCTGCTGCCAGGCGACGGTGGCACCGCTGGTCGCGACCGGGAACTCGACCTCGCCCTGCGGGATGCTGATCAGCTGCGCGCCCATCCGCAGGGCTGCGCTGTCCGCGAAGAGCCGGTCGATGATCGGCATGGTGGCGATCGGGTTCGGCGTGCCCGAGGCGATGGTCTCGCCCGCCCGGCGCTCGAGGACCAGGCTCTCGAGCGGGATCGGATAGCCCCTGTAACCGCCCGAGCTGCGCAGTTCCTCGACGACTTCCGCCGTGGCCCCGTCGAGCTTCCTGCCCTCGTCGAGGGCGAGGGCCACCTGGCGCAGCTCGAACCGCTGCACCAGGTCCGACCACTGGCGATCGCCGCGCGTCTCGAGCTCGCCCTTGGCGTCGCGGCGCTCGGTGTCCTCGCTCACCAGGGCCGCGCGGAAGCGAACCTCGGCAGTCCGGTATTCCTTGTCGAGCGTGTCCATGGCGCGAACTTCGTCCTCGGACGGCTCGGCCTTCGCGGCGAGGGTCGCGAGTTCCTGCCTGATCTCGGACTGGCGGCGGCTGATTCGGACGGATTCGAGCATGGTACCTCTGGCCGGTTACTTGCGTGCCGCCAGATCCATCACAGCGGCTGCCCATTGCTTTGCCGCCTCGCTCTTCTGAGGGCGTCCGATTTCTCGATGCGTCTTCCTGCTGTGACAGCTCGGACACAGCGCCTGCAGGTTGTCGAGCACCCATCGCAGCTCGGGATGCGTCCGCTCAGGCAGGACGTGATCCACCTCGAGGCGGCCCCTGGCACCGCACTGCACGCAGCGAAATCCGTCGCGCCGCAGGGCAAGCAGCCGCAGCCCCTTCCATCGCCTCGAGCTGGTCGTCGCGCGGCTGTAGCGGTGCCAGCGGTCTTTCAAATGAAGATCAACTTCGCCGGCCGCGGCGCGGGCCTCGCCGTCATGCGCGCGCCCTCGGCCACGGCCAGGACGGCAGCGGCGGCCGCGTCGATGCGGCCCATCGAGCGGCCCT